ATATCGGACAAACCCCGTCGAAATTGGCGGTTATGTAGACGAAACCGGATTGGTTGAGAATTCGCCGGCACTTTCGGCGGTTCCTTGGTTAAGTCAACTAGAACCGGTTGGCGGGACATTCGTTTGGCCGCGTGTTATGACTAGCCCGCACCCTAGGGCCGTTGGTTCACTTGGACCGGACGCGATTACATGGATTGAGAATCGCAGGGCCGGCGATATCTACGTTCCTAAGTCACAAAAGACACTTAGGCCGTGGCAAAAACTCGTAATTCTTAGGGCCTTGGAAATCGACGAATCGGGCCGGTTTGTTTGGCAATCGGTTATCGTTTCCACCCGGCGCCAGTCCGGAAAGTCGACGTTACTTGCGGAATTGTGTTTGTGGCGCACGTTTCAGGGTGAACGATTCGGCGAGGAACAGTTGGTTATGCACACCGGAAAGGATTTGGCGGTGGTTCGCGAGGTCCAGCGCCGGGCCAGATTATGGGCCGAGGAAAACGGGTTTATCGTTCGCAAGTCCCACGGCCAAGAGGAAATCGAAGTTTCGGACGGGTCCCGGTGGATGGTTCGTGGTTGGCAATCGGTCTATGGCTATTCGGTGTCCATGGGGTTAGTCGATGAAGCGTGGGGCGTTAATCCAACAACGGTCGACGATGGTTTAGAAGCGACAATGATTGAACGCGAGTCGGCCCAATTATGGCTAATTTCAACGGCGCACCGAAACGCCACCGAACTAATGTTAAAGCGACGTAAAAACGCGGTTCGCGACCTAAACGACCCGAAAGATTCGTTAATCGTGGAATGGTCGGCGCCTAGAGTGAGCGACCACCACGACGAATCGTCATGGATGGCCGCTAGTCCCCATTGGGACGAAAAGGCCCGGGCGTTTATTGGTTCCAAGGTTGGAACCGATGGATTCGCCGAACAATGGTTAAACGTTTGGCCAAATAACCAAATCGAACAAAGTAATTTCCTAATAGACGGCGACGAATGGCGGGCAAAAGCCGTTCCCGGACTAACGCCCCCACCGGGCGCCCCGGTCGTTGTGGCAATCGAGGACAATTTCGGAACCGGCGCAAGTGCGGCGATGGCGTGGGCCGATGGCGACCGACGTAACGTCACCGGCCAACTATTCCCCCGCGTTGTCGATGCGTGGAAGCATGCCGACGAAATCACCCGCGACCGTCCCGGTTCGGTTGTGTTGTGCGGTATCACGTTAAGGAATGACCCCAACGCGTTATCGTTGTCGGCGCCGGTTATCCCGGTCGGGATGAAAGAAACCCGCGTAGCCCTGCCCCTATTGCGCGAACTTATCGGCGCGGGATTATTGCGCCACGCGAATTCGGTTCAACTAGACGAACAAATTTTAGATTTACCGGTAAGGCAAGCCGCGGCCGGTGGATTATCTATCCATAATCCGGACCATCGCCGAACCGACTTGGTTAGGTGCGCGGGTTGGGCCGTCCAACAAATTCATAAGCAATATGACGACACGCCCGCCATTTACTAAACGACGTTATGGAATTAAAATTGAAACGCCCCAGTTATGCGGGCCGACAGTTTGTCGCGGTACGAATCCGATGGAACCCAACAAATGGGAATTTTGGAACGTGTTTGGGGTAATAACCCGGCCGGACGTTACACCCGCACAAATGGCGACTTAATTTTAAACGCCCCCGATGGGTGGGTAGCCGACCAAGACCGCCCCGTTTGGTGGTTAGGTGTTGACCATGGTTCCCCTATTGGACCGAACGGACCATTCGGCGTCGGGAACGGTTGGGGAACCCAGCGACCCAACGGACAAACCCGCGTCGGAAACGGTGGGGTAACCCTGCCCGCCGTTACTCGCGCAACGTCCCTAATTGTTGACACGTTGTCCGGGTTGCCGTGGCGCATGACACGAAACCGCGAAGTCTTACTAACCCCGGATTGGGTCGACGACCCACAAGCCACCCGGCACGATTCGCGCATACATGGCCAACGCCAAACGTCGCGATTTACTCGCGTTGAATTTTGGTCCCAAGTTGTTACGTCGATGTTGTGGCATGGAAACGGGTTCGTTTGGGTTCCGTTCCGTAATGCAGACGGCACACCTAAAGCGCCCCTATATGTCTTAAACCCTGACTTAGTGGACTACCGGGACGGTTCCTATGTTGTGCAGACCGACGAAAACGAATGGGAAACCGTAGCCGACGGCGAACTAATCCATTTCCGCGGGATGGGACCTTATGACGAAAAAGGTTGGGGCGTTGGTGTCTTAGCCCGCCACGCCTACGACTTAGGTTTGGCCAGCGAGGTTCGCAAGTATGCATCGAACACATTTAGAAGCGGCGTCCCTAACGGTTACTTAAAAGTAAATAACCCGAACATTTCCGAGGAACAAGCGACGTCCCTAAAGTCCAAATGGATGGAAAACCACGGCTCGACCCGCGGTATTGCCGTACTAAACGCGACGACCGAATTTCACCCGCTAACACTTGACCCGGTTTCGATGGAATTGGTATCCATGCAGAAATGGACCCTTACGGATATCGCTAACGCGTTCGGAATTGAAGCGCACATGATAGGCGGCGCGAGTGATTCAAACACCTACGCCAACGTAGAATCCCGAATGATAAATTTCGCCCAATTCACTTTGTTACCGTGGGCGCGGCGCATCGAAGCAACCCTAAACGCCGAAACACCGCGCGGAACTTGGTTGGACATTAACCTAACCGGACTTATTCGGGCAGACACCGGAACCCGTTTCCAAAATTACGCAATCGCCGTCGATAAAGGTTGGTTAACCGTCGAGGAAATCCGCACGTTTGAGAACCTGCCCCCACTACCGCAAGGGAACCCAAATGGATAACGTTAAATTCGATTTAGAACTACGACTAAGCGAGGATGGCGACGGCCGCACCGTTGCCGGACTAGCGGTCCCCTATGAAAAAATTTCCTACCAAGTCCCAAACGCCGCCGGCGAAATGTTTATGCGCGGTTCGTTAAATAAGACCGCTAAAGACTTAATGGGTTCCAAACGGAAACTAAAAATTTTTAAGTCCCACGAACATAACACCGCCCTAGGTTTCGCCACCGTGTTAGACCCATCCCACCCCGACGGCCTATGGGTCGAAATGCGAATAGCAGACACCGACGCCGGTAACGCCGCACTAAAGGAAATCCGCGAGGGTGTATTGGACGAAATTTCCGTAGGTTTCCGCGCTATCCGTGAAACACGAAACGGCGACGGTGTCCGAGAAATTCGCGAAGCCGCGTTAGGTGAAATTTCATTATGTCCACTTGGTGCATATGGCGACCAGGGTTCGCGCGTTTTAGCGATGCGCGAAACGTTCGACCCGTACCGACTACCTAAAGCGCCAACCGTTCCCGGATGGTTGCTTAACTAAATTTCGGCGTGTTGCCTTTTACAAAATCGACAACACGGGAAAAAATTAAAACGATACGCCGGACACCCACGGGCCGCCCACCTATCGCCGACATTTATTCGCATGTCCGCATAGAGAGGAAACCCCAACCGTGGACATTTCAACACTAATCGAAAAGCGTTCCGCCGCGGCCGAACGTGTAGACGAAATTAACGAAACACTAGCGACCGACGGACCAAGCGACGAACTAGCCGCCGAAGCCGAAGCCCTAGTAAGTGAAGTAGAAAACCTAGACGAACGAATTTCAACATTCGTAAAGTCCGCCGAATCACGCGCCAAATTCGATGGCATGGTAGCCGGCCTAACCAAAACAAAGAAAACCGAGGAGATTAAGTCCATGGAGATTCGTTCCATTGGTGAAATGTTCACCGACTCGCAAGAAGTCCGCGCATATAGCGGACACGGCACAAGCGCCGCCATTGAATGCGAACTACGCGCGCCCCTATTGTCGACAGACGTAAACGGTAAGTCATTTTATGCACCTAGCCGCGTCGCACTTGCCGAACCGTTCCATTCAACCCCACTATTAAACGCGTTTAACCGTATTCAGGTTTCAACCGGTTTGGTCGAATGGGTTAAGACACCTAGCGCCGCACCGTTGGCCGAAGTTGTAGCCGAAGGCGCGCAAAAGCCAGAAGCAACAGTAACCGCCACCGTTGAGTCCATCGCGTTGCAGACCATCGCGCACTATGTCGAAGCATCCCGCCAGATTCTTGAGGACGCCCCGGCACTACGCGACTACATCAACAACCTTTTAGTTAAGGGCGTTTACGACAAGTTAGAAGCACTTGTAGCAGGTTCATTGGTTGCGGCAAATAGTGGAATCGAAACCGTAGAGGGCGCCGACCTACTAAAGGCAATCCGCAAGGGAATTGGAAGCGTTCAGGGCAACGGATACAACCCGACAACGGTTGCACTTAACCCGGCAGATTGGGCAGACCTAGACGGCGCCGTAATGGGTTCAACCCTAAACGGTCCAGTAGTGCGCCAGAATTTCTGGGGCCTAGATGTTGTCGCCGCCGCAGCCGTACCGGCAGGAATGGCCTACGTTGGCGATTTCCGTTCAGGCGCGACAGTATTTGAGCGCAATAACGCATCGGTTTATATCACCGATTCACACGCGGGCAATTTTACAAAGAATATCTTTACAATCCTCGCGGAAACTCGCGCGGTTGCAAAAATTACCCGTCCGGAAGCAATCGTTATGGTAACCGCAGGTACCGACGCGAAAGCATCCACCAAGTAAATAAGAATTCGGACCCGTTCGCCGTTGTTGAGGGACGGCGGCGAACGGCCCGAACCTTACTTAGGGGTTAAAAATGTTAGTAGACGTTAACGAATTCCGGAACGTGTTAGACCTAGACGCCGATTTAGTTGGCGACGACGAACTAATAACCGTCGCCATGGCCGTCGAATCTGCATTGTTGCCGCTATTAACCGACGAACTACACGACACCCACGCGAATTGCACCGAAGCGGCGCTAGGGATGGCGGTTCAGGTTTGGCAATCGCGCCACGCACCCGGCGGACAAATGACCGGTAGCGACCTAAACCCATTCGTAACGCCGCACCTACTAGGCCCGGGACTAATTAGCCGATTCACCGGCCTATTGGGTCCGTGTCTGCCTTATGGCGGGGCGGTTATCGCATGACCCCACTAGGACAGGCCCGCGAACACGTTAAAGAATTACTAGCCGGAATTGGGGTTAACGTTTACGAAAACGCCCCCGAAGTTGTAACACCGCCGGCCGTAATAATTCACCCGGCGTCGACATGGATTGAGTCCGCAACGTTACAAGTAACCCGCGTCAATTTGGAATTGGAAGCCGTCGCCCAGCCGGCAGGAAAAAACCAAAGCGCGTTGGAACGGTTAGAGGAACTTGTTTGGAAAATTCAAAAAGTATTCCCCTACATCGGCAACGTAGACGCACCAATAACGACCAAATATGGGCAATCCGATTTATTATCCGCGACCGTCCCGGTTTCGGTTCATGTAAACGACAACGAATAAGGAAAACAACATGTCAGTAATAGCAATAAGCGGAAAGCAATTCACCGTAACGGTGGGCGGCAAGGATTATTCCGCACAAGTAACCGGCGGTTCCATCGAAAAGTCGGGTTCGTCCGAAACCATCCAGACACTAGCCGACCAGTTAACCGTTTCAAAGGGCGTCGAAACGAAAGTTTCTTGCGATTTCCTTTACGACGGATTTAGCGGATTTTACGCCGCATTGTGGACCGCCGTTGGTGGTTCCGCGTTGCCGGTAATCATTACAGGCGGCGACGGCAAGTGGACCGGCGACATGGTAGCGACGTCAATTAGTGACGAATTCGCAGCCGATGAGAATTCAACATGTAAGGCCGAATTCGTTGGCGCGTTGGAATTCACACAAGGGACCGAAAGCCTACCTAAGTCCGCCCCGGTTGTTAAGTAATGAAATTAACAATGGCAATCGACCGGGGAAACGGACGCGAAATTGTGTCCACTACCCCGCGTTCGATTATCGAATGGGAACGCAAGACCGGGCGCCGCGTTAGTGATTTCGGCGACGGAATCGGCCTAGAGGATTTCGCGTTAATGGCGTGGGCCGCACTAGGTAAGCCGGGAACCTACGAAACGTTTTTGGACGAATTGCGGGACATTGAACCGGTAGCCGAGGACCCGTCCCAGCCCGTCGCGGAAGCCTGACCCGCCTAGTTGTCGAAATTAGCGCCGCGACCGGAATTAGTTTCGATGACTTAGTGGACCTAGACGGGGACATAATCACGACCTACGCGGAAGTTTTAAGCGACAAAAATTAGAGGAAAGGAAGTCACGTTATGCCGGCACAAGTCCGAATAATGGGCGTCAATTCCACTATGAAAGAGATTCGCGCCATCGACAAAAAGTTGGCATGGCAGACCATTAACGACATTAAGGGCGCCGCGGGTCCGCTTAAAGAAGCGGTTAAAAATAACTTTCCAAGCGCGCCGCCATTGTCAGGAATGAAGCACAACGGCCGCACCGGTTGGCCTAAACGCAATATTTCCGTGACGACAAAATATGGCGGTAAGCGACGCCGCAACCGCACCGAATGGCCGCTAGTTTCGGTCCGCGTTAAATCACCAGCCGGCCAAATTGTCGACATGGCCAACCAAGGCCACACCGCTAGAGGTTCCCGGATGGTTTCCGCGCTAGGTGGTTCCGCGTCGCGCTATGTTTGGCCCGCCGTTCCCGGCGTTATGCCCGGCGTTGTTGTTAACGTGACCGCCGCGGTTGAACGCGCGTCAAACCTAATAAATAAAAGACTATGGATGGTTAAGTAATGGCAATTATTGTTCCGATTATTTCCGAGTTTAACCCCGGCGGCGTTAATGCCGCCATGGCGTCAATTAACAAAATGGAAAAGGGTTTAACCGGCGCCGTTGGCCGCATGGGTTCGACTTTCAAGACCCTTGGAACCGCATTTATTGGAATCGGAATCGCGCAAGGCGTGGCCAACATGTCGCGCGCCGCCGTTGATTACGAAACCGCCATGTTAAAACTACAAGGCGTCACCGGCGCAACAACCGCCGACATGGCTAAAGTAGGCGACGCCGCCAAACGACTTGGTTCGGATTTAAACTTGCCGGGTACTAGCGCGGCAGACGCCGCCGACGGCATGTTGGAACTTGCTAAAGCCGGCCTAACAACCGACGAAGCCATGGCCGCGGCCCGTGGCACGATGCAACTAGCAAAAGTCGCAGGATTAGAAGTAGGCGAAGCCGCAACAATCGCCGCAACATCCCTAAACGCGTTTAAGTTACCGGCGAAAGACGCCGCCCGTGTTACCGACCTATTGGCCGCCGCCGCTAACGCATCGTCGGCGGAAGTTTCCGACATGGCCTTAGCGTTGCAACAATCGTCGGCCGTGTTCGCCGCCAATGGGCAATCGGTAGACGACCTAACGACGTCGATTGCACTAATGGCCAACGCCGGAATAAAAGGTTCGGACGCGGGAACGTCACTTAAAACAATGATGATGAAACTAACCGCCCCAACATCGGACGCCCAAAAAGCGTTCGACGCCCTAGGTTTAGAACTTTACGATTCCGCCGGCAATATGTATCCGATGCGCGATATCATCGCGAAAACCACCGGCGCACTAGAGGGCATGACACAAGAACAAAGAAACGCCCAACTCGCTACAATGTTTGGAACCGATGCGGTCCGCGCGGCCAATATCGTTTTAGCCGGGGGCGTTGAGCAATACGACGCCATGGCCGCGGCCGTAGGCGAAACGGGCGCCGCTAACGACATGTTGGCCAACCAATCCAAGGGCCTAGCCGGTGCGTTCGACAACTTGAAATCCGTTATGGAAACC